TGCCCTGAAGAGATACTTTATAATCCCCGCTCCGCTGGCCCCTTAGCTCAGTGGTTAGAGCAGGCGACTCATAATCGCTTGGTCGCTGGTTCAAACCCAGCAGGGGCCACCAAATTTAGTGATGTAAATCATGCAGTTAAGCCACTCTACTGAGTGGCTTTTTTGTTGTCCTATTTATGAGTGTCGCAAAAGTGTCGCATGAGAAAATAGGCTGGCGCTGATAGCATCCGGATCAGCGTCTGGTTCTGATAAGAGGATAGCGGGCAAATTAGGCCCGGAGCCTGGCCGCTATCCTTTTTGAGATGTATTGCAAAAGTCTAAAACTTAAACAAATAGATGATATTTTTCAGTTAGTTACATTATGAATTTTAAAGAATGGCGGCAAAATGGCGACACAGTTTTTCTTTTAGCCGCCAAAACATTAGGTTGACGTTTAAGCATACATCTTCACGGGAAGTGGCGATTTGCCTGAACGGGATTAACGGAACGGACATAAGAAGCAATGCCCTCACGCTCATATTCATTTGTAGATTTTGCATATGCAATAACAAATTGTACCATTCTCGCTGATGACACTTTTAGATGATCGTGAGAAAGCTCAAGGTTGAATACAGCAATTTTTTTAGATGGCACCTGAGTTTTATCTTTATTAATTTGATAACGTGATTTTTCCAGTGCAGTGCAAAATGAATCAAAAGCATTGTTAATGGCTGTCAAATCCTTGCTTGAAAAAATAATATCGTCCATATAGACCGAGACAAGAACATTATCGCTTTTACAGATTGAATCAAGGACGCGGCCTGCAAATGAATTATGAAGACAAAGTGAGGCCAGGATTGGTGACTGAGGAAAGCCGTATGGAACTGAGAATTTTTTAACGCTTCTGCCTGGAACTCTAACTGTTGATATTTTTGCAATTTTCCTTGCTTTTTCATATGGAAATAGCGTTTTTAACTCTCTGGTCACTCTACTCTGTGAAGTTGATTCAAAAAAATTGCTAATATCAACCAGTGAAAAGTATTCATTTACTTTGTGCATTTCAGCAGAAGAAACATGACCTCCATTTCTCAGATGGAAGTAATAATCAGGAGATGACCACTTAATTCTAATAACTTTATGAAGTTTTTTTCCAAATAGAGCCATTTCCTTTGAAGGAACATGAACCCATCTATTTTTCTTTATTTCAAATTTATGCTTCCACATGTCCATTGCAAAATAAATTCCTTTTTAAAATATAGTGTGGGACTACGTGAAGGTAGCTTTGAACCTTTTCAATGAACGTAATCAGCTCATTGAGGAAGGTTAGAATTGTTGTAGCAATTCCTAGCACCTTCACTAAGCCAAGTATGTATTTAGACATTCTTGTTCTCTCTATACAATCCTGACGTTTCTTAGCGCAAGCGCATAGCCCAAACTAAATAACCCGGCAACCCCTAAGAGGCCATCCGCAACCTTCGGCAGCTTAGAGTAGCGTAAAGCAGCGTTAAGCAACGTTAAGCAACGTAAAGCAGCCATAAGGCATGCCGTATAACGGCGAGTGTACAGAGAGGCCGACATATGTCGGCTAACGTCAGGAATTTAAGGATACACGCTGTTTGCAACATTAATAAAGAGAATTTAACTCTGATTTCAATTCTGTATTCTTCCTGAGATAGGATGTCTTCTCCGTTGAAACCGCTTCCCCAGCGATTACCCCGACGCTGGCCACAGCAGTTAATGCGCAAAACTGCATGTTTTCAGGTCTGGCGTTGTTAACCGGTACTGAAGGCTGACAATTAATCTGACGCAAAAAACCATCAAGAATGGTTGGGTCTTCAGTGAGATCGATGATCGCCAGCAGTTCAGGTAATGTCAGTTGGTGCGACTGGTCCGGATTCAGCTTGTTGCGCAGTGTGGCCGGTTGCATTCCTACTTTTTTAGCCAGTTCTGCGATGTTGTGTGCCAGTGAAAGCTGGCGGCAGGCATCATCAAGGTAGTTTCGTACTGAAACTTTATAATCGTACATGATTCGCACCTTACGAATTGATAGCCTGGATTACGCGTTAAACGAAACGTTGCATTCGCTTAATGCCATGACAGTGAGAGCGGCCATGTTGACTTCGACCAGCCCTTTTTTTTGCGCTCCTTTGGGCTTTATTGGCAATTTTCCGTATGAAATCAGGTTCTCAGCAGTGCTGCGAGACATGCCAGTGCGGCGGCAATACTCATCAAGGGGGATGTATGGATCGGGGATCACGATTGTAATGTTGGGACGCATAATGCAAACTCCATTCGTTTAATGGATACGCCAATATCCATCAGTGTCAGCCAATATAGCTTAAAACTACATAACGGAGACAGGCTATCTCGTAAAAAACTATATATCAATAATCATGTAGCTTTACGCGATGGAAGTGCTTATGCAAAAACTACAATTTGATATGGGTGGCGAGAGTGCTCCAGTTCTAGACCGAGTCCTTGAGGCTTATGGTTTTAGTACAAAAATCATGCTGGCTGATCACTTAGGTATTGCTTCAAGCAGCTTGGCAGGTAGGTATAAACGTGGTGGCTTTCCTGCGGATATTGTTGTTCGTTGCATGGCAGAAACAGGTGCTAATCTGGAATGGTTAGCTACGGGTTGTGGGCCTAAGTTTACTGATGAAGCTTTGGACATACTTAAGTTATCCCGTCGTAAAATTGTTGATGGCCAATTGTATGAAGCGGGATTTTATCTATTGGACAAAGCTTCGTTTCTACCTGGCAGACAAATACCTCAAGAAGCTATATGCGTTTTAGATGGGACCACTCAATACATAGTTGATCAACAGTTTTCAGAAATTTATGACGATGAATGGTTGGTGGAGATAGAAGGAAAAGTCAGCGTCAGGACATTGACTCGAATCCCTATTAAAAAGGTTAGAGTTAGTGGTGTAGGCATGGCTTTTGATTGTTCTATTGAAGATATAAGCGTATTGGGACGCGTTGTACTTACAATAAAATAATAGGGAATATTAAATGTTAAACTACAAAACAGCATCTAAAGAAGATTTGAAAAAAGAAATGAAAAGGCTTGCGTCCGTAGTTTCCGATGCACCTTTTGGTACTAAAAAGGAATTCTATCATCTGCCTGAAATACTTGGAGTAGATGAAACTCCTTTAGCTATTGCCAGTGGAATGATGGATAACAACACTTGGTTGATTACTTTGACCAATAAGCGTGTGATTTTCCTAGATAAAGGAATGCTTTACGGTGTGAAACAAGTGGATATTAACTTGAATAACATCGTAAGTGTTGGTGGTAAAACTGGCCTGCTGCTTGGTGAAATCATGATATCAACAAGTGGTCAGAATTATACCATCAAAAATGTTATGAAGGGTTCAGTTATCCCTTTCACTAATTTAGTAAACGAAACTCGTAATAATCAAAACCAGTCACCAAAGCCAGAACAGCAACAAGCTAAAACATCGTTGTCCTTTGATGAACAAATGGCGAAGATAGAACGCCTTGCTGAAATGAAAGAAAATGGAATCCTCACTGATGAGGAATTCCAAGTTCAGAAACAACGAATCCTGAATGGTTAATTATGCCAGTTCGAAAGCATTCTAATGGGCAGTGGATAGCCGATTTTTATACAGTCGATCGGAGCGGCGGCAAAGAAGGTAAGCGCATTCGTAAAAAGTTCGCAACCAAAGGGGAGGCTCTTGCCTTCGAAAATTATACCCTACAAAAAATTGACGATAGTCCCTGGCTTGGGGAAACCAAGGAACGACGTAAGTTAACGGACTTGGTGCATCTTTGGTATGAACGACACGGCATAACCTTGCAAGATGGCGATAAGCGCAAAAGCTCAATGTTATGGGCAGCTGAATGCATGGGGCATCCATTAGCAACCGAGTTTAACGCGCAGTTGTTCACTACTTATCGAGCTAAGAGATTAGACGGCCAATTTGCCCGTACTAAGCGTATAAGCCAGGTTTCACCTCGAACAATGAACCTTGAGCACGCCTACTTTTTAGCGGTTTTTAATGAACTGAAAAGACTTGGTGAATGGAAAGCGCCGAATCCTTTAGAAAATGTTCGCCAGTTCAGAACAGAAGAAAGTGAGATGGCCTATCTAACTGGAGAGCAGATTGATAGGCTCTTAGAGGAAAGCCGCCATAGCTCTGCTAACGATTTGGAAATGATTGTCAGGATCTGCCTGTCTACTGGCGCTCGCTGGGGTGAGGCTGAGAAATTGAAGCGCAGCCAAATCGGTGCTGGAAAGGTCACATTTATAAAAACAAAAGGTAAGCGCAATCGCTCCATTCCTCTTGACCCAAAGATCATAGCAGAATTACCAAAAAAGAACGGTCCACTTTTTAGCCCATGTTATTACGCATTTAGATCTGCGTTGGAAAGAGTTGGGATAGAATTACCAGCCGGGCAGTTGACTCACGTATTGAGGCATACTTTCGCATCTTACTTTATGATGAACGGAGGAAATATCCTTGTTTTGCAGAGAATACTTGGGCACACCGACATTAAAATGACAATGCGCTATGCTCATTTTGCCCCTAATCACTTAGAAGAAGCCCTGTTGCTTAATCCTTTGGTGCTGAGAAAATGAATATCGAATTAAAAATAACTTTATGGGCTCTTGCTTGTGCATATGCAATTTTAAACTCATTTATTTATTCTTGGTCTTTCTGGTCCGCTTTCGATATCAACATACTCCAATTTGCATCTTTCTCTGATATATTCCCATCAATCTTATACACAATAACAATCCCATGCATCGTAGCTGTTATTGGCTTAGCCTCAGCTGAATTCTGGGACAGGATACAAAGAAAAACTTATAGTATTCTTGGAAGAGAAATATTAGTGTTAGGTAAACATTATAATTACATGCAAACGATAATGAGCATGGCATCTGGAATAACCTTTACTGCATGTAGCTTTATATTAATCGTACTTATTTATATTTACTATAAAAAGCCAGTTTCAGTTCAAGAGTTCGTTTCGAGTGAATTTGGTCAATTCACAATGCCTATATTAATATCCTTTATTGCCATTTTTATAATACTTTATAAAACTAATTTCCTAAAAGAGTTAAATTTAAAAAGACAGCTTTGCATAATCATAATTTGCTTTATCCCTAGCGTATGCTTTATATGGGGCCATGTTAATTCTAGTAATATAAAAAATGGGATAGATACCTTTTTGATTGAATCTGATGGTAAATGCAAATCCCCTTCAGATGTAAAGTATCGATACATCTCATCCATTTCAGATAAAGTTTTTGCAATGTCATTGTCCGACAGCTCAGTCTGTATTTTTAAATATGACTCTCTAAAGCTCACTCCAGAAAACGGGATTGCTCACATGAAGGCACTGCCAATCAACAGCATTTGAGTGTCGCAAAAATGTCGCACAAGCTCAAGGATATTGGTTGTTATTGGCGGATATTGGCCCTTCAAGATATTGATTTTTATATAAGTTATTGTTTTTGCTTTATCTATCATGGTTCTTATAATCGCTTGGTCGCTGGTTCAAGCCCAGCAGGGGCCACCAAATTTAGTCATAAAATACATATATTTAAGCCGCTCATTGAAGCGGTTTTTTTGTATCTGAATTTCTGAGTGGCGGTAAAGT